TCATTGGTGATTGTCATCACATTCCAACATTAGGTTTTTTAATTCAGCCCCGCGCGTTTTGATTTGCTGAAACCACAGACTATCCTCCATCTCCGCGGCTGCGCGGATATAGTCACGGTCTTCGAGGGCGGCGATAAACTTTTTGAAGCGAGAGAAACGAGGCCAACCAAGGTTAAACACCATCGATGCCAGCACTAGCTGTGCATTGTCAGGCAGGTCGCGCCACCAATCCATTCGATCATCAAGTTCTTGCACAGCAATCCGCACATCATCAGCCAGAATAACCTTGGCTGCATGCTCAGAGATTGGCTCATGCAAATTGTGACCATAGCCAATCGTAGGTACACCAACTGTGTCGGTATACATCGTCAGCATTTTCCCCTCATGCTTTGCAATCAGGTCGGTCAGTTCGGAAAGGACAATCATTTTTTAAACATCTTTGTTAGCTGTTGAACGCCAAAGCTGGCGGCAAACACAACACCAACGGCTGTTTTGTAGAAGTCAGGCATTGACTGCAACGCATCAAAGCCGCGCTGCACGATGTCTTCATGCCCTGTGAATGCTAATATAAGGGGGATGCTTACCAAAATTGTAAGCCATTCATCTTTCCAAGATGATGCAGAAGCAGATGCCATTGTCTGGTTCCACTCCTGTTCACCAGCAGCGACACGCTTGGCTACCTCGACCTTGGCTTTCTGTGTCTCGACCTTGCCTTCCATCCATGTGCCAGCAAGAGAGGCAACAGCATTGATGATAGCAATCATTTCTTTAACCAGCGTTGCACAGTCTCCATCTCGTAGATGCGAAGCGCAGTCCATACGATAGTAAAGATAGCGGCAACCGGAGGGAGAATGTCTGTCACTGAACCCACCGTTGCAAATACTGCTGCACTATCAAGTATATCTTTCTGATCCATGGCTTAACCTACTGCATTAATGCATAATAGAAAACGCACATTATTACGATTGCGACTACGAACACAGACACGCCAATAAGAATGTACTCAAAGATTTCTTCTTGCCGCCTAGCTGCCTCAATCAGGTCTTGTTTCTTTTTAACTCTGATGTCTGCTTGTATCTTTATTATTTGCTGCCAAGCATTCATGCCGTACTGACCAGTAATAAAGTTACGAAGCTCGTTCTCCATCTGCTCTGCCTTCTTCATGGCTGCAAATGTTTCTAATGCTTCTTCTTCTACCGATCCAATGCGCCTGCCTTTTGCCTTAGAGTGGCCTTCCTTGACAGCATTGATGCCTTGCATCCATCTTCCGAGATCGCCAGCCATCTGCTCAATTTCTCTGCCATGTTGAAAGGCAGTGCAAATAGCTTTGTATGCTGTGCTGGCAAGAGCAATCCCTGTAACCGGATCCATTTACTCCGGCTTAGCGGGCCAAGTCACGCTGGCAGGAAAGCCAGCTTGTGCTGGTATGTCACGCAAGGCTTGCCGATAGGCAGTCCAAGCATCGGACATAGTAACGTCACTTAGAGCCATCCAGTCTGTTTCAGCTAGTAACCTGTCACGCTGATTGCGTATATCCAATGCAACGCTATTGCTTTCTTCAACAGCCCAAGCAGCTTCTCTAGCATTTAGCGCAGTAGTTTCAGCTTCAGTTAACTCTGTTAGAACTCCATTCACACTTTTATAATTAGCCATTATTCAGATATCCCATACAGTGAAACAGTTCCGTTGTTAAAGCTGGCTGTTAACTCAATGCAATTACTTCCTTGCTGCCCATGATATCCACCGTGATGAAGCCGCTGAGTGCTGGTGCCACTCCCAGCAACTATTCCATCAAACGTATAGGTACCTCTGCGATAGTTTAAAGTAGAAGTACGAGCTAAGTCATATATGTAAAGATTTCCAAAAACACCATATCTATTGCCTGTGGTGTTTACATCAAACTGTGCCGAGCCTGTTGAACTCGCTGTGTTTTTGTAGTTATTACCACTGTCATATGTACCGTTAATTCCATAACGCATTGTAAGTGTGCTATAATTCATACTTGCACTTAACAACATAAAATAATTGGCATAAGTGGTAAGGCCAGTAAACTCTATAGAACTTACTGCTGAACTAATTGTGGTTGTGCTAATTAAATTAAATGCACCACCACCACCACCACCGCCAACAGCCGAACCATCGATGGTCATTGACCCAGAAGTAGCTGAGATATCGTTAGTCTGATGGTTTATTATTAACGCCATTACCTACTCCTTAAACGGCTGTAGAACCAGCCATATCATCTTGCGCCATTACCCACGAATAGCATTTATCTAGAAAGGCATCGCCGCTTGATGCGTTAATGTCGTCTAGGGTTGCTTGATACCGTTTAAAATCCACCTCGCGTGTGTCGTCGTCAGGCGCCCTACTAGCGTAACCCGACAGGTCAATCATCACGCTGAACTTTGGGTCTGACCCACGCTGACGAGAGATTGCACTTGTGACAATACGGTAGTATGCGTTGTTGAAAGCGATGCCATATTGTGAAGCACCCTCTGCGATATTATTTTGTATAGCCATTTTAATTTGTTCCTTCTAAGCGTATGTGACTTCTGTGGTTCTGATATTAGCCACGGTTCTGATATTGTGTGCAGCCTCGCCGGTAAACGTTATAGCCAGTGCATTGTTTGTGGTATCGGCTGTCAGCGTCAAACCCCAGTTTGATGTGTTTTGAATCACTGTGATTGCGCTATTAGCCACAGTCGTTGTGACGCCATCGTTTACTAGCAGCCCTTCGATGCGCCACGATGCATAGGCTTGTGCGCCATTTTGCATTGCGGTGATTGTTCCATCGAATGTGATGCAAGTATCGTTTTCCGCAATAATCTGGTCATCATTGCCAGCTACACTGTTGTTGGTTGTAAGAACAGTAGGTGTTGCATCTGTAGTATCCGCACGAAGTATATACATAGCTCCCTGTGCGTCACCATCTGTCGCAAATCGTCCAGAAGCAAATGCAAATTTACCCCTAACATTTGCTACTGATCTACTACCCATAGCAACTGAATGAGCCTTGGCAGCAAATGTATTTCCACCAGCAGCAAAAGCGTGATTTCCTGAACTTGTGCAATAATAACCTAACGCATAGGCATAATTTGTTGTAGTTTCTGAGCCAGCACCTATAGCGGCAGAAGAAGACCCTGCTGATACATTTGTATTTTCACCAATTGCTATGGACTTTGTGCCATTAGATCTTGCTCTATAACCTATTGCCACGCTATTAGTACCAAGCGCCCCATAGGTTGCTGAATTGTCTCCTATAGCCGCAGAAAAAGCGTCTTCGCCGCTGGCGTACGAGTTCCCAATCGCTACGTTGTAGTTGCTTCCGGCAGTAGTTGCACCTTTTCCAAAAGCTGCCCCTCCAAAATTTGAAGCGGAGGCAGACTGACCTAATGCGTAAGAGTAAGTTGCACTTGCAGTTGCACTTGGCCCAGCAAGACTATTATTTCCTGATGCTACTGAGCTAGTTCCAAGTGCCACTGCCTGAGTTCCAGCAGTAGAATTATAGCCAACCGCGGCTCCATTGTTACCTGTTGTAGAAGCATTTCGGCCTAAGGCGATTGAATATGCGGCGGCAGATGAAGTTGAAGCAGTGTGGCCTATCGCGAAGCTGTTAGCTGCGGCGGCAGAAGCACTGTCACCAATGGCGACTGCATCGTCACCTGTCGCTGAAGGTTGTGCTGTCACACTAACTTCATTAGCTGCGTATAGGTCTGCACCGCCACCACTACTTGGTAAATTAGTTAATCCACTACCATCTCCAGTCAAGGCTGTTGCTGCTAGAGTGCCTGTGACTGTAACGCCAGTGTTAGTGGTTGCTAGTTTCTTAGCACCGTTGAAGTACAAATCGACTGCATCATTTGCTGTACAAACAATGTAGTTTTCTGAGTTACCTTCGGTTCTTTTAAGGGTCAAGCTGTTGGCTTGAACAATAAGATTTCCAAAAGTATTTGCTTCGTTAATGTAAGAATGTCCAGCCCCTGAAGGGTCGTGGAAAATCTCAAGGTCATTTCCAGCACCAAAGACAGCTTTATCACTGTCGGCAAAAACAATATCGTTTCCATTGCTTTGTAAGTCGCCGCCCAACTGCGGAGTAGTATCCTCGACAACATTACTAATGCCACCGCCAGCGCTAACAGTAGTAAAGCTAACAGTACCAGAACCATCTGTGGTCATTACTTGACCACTCGTTCCATCTGCTGTTGGCAGGGTATAGCTATTACTT